CAGCAAGTGGTACAGGTTTTACATTAGACCAAGCAAAAATTTATGCAGCTTACGCTGATGGCACAAACCTCAATGAAGTTTCTTTAGATACTCTTGGTGGTTCCATAGGCACTGCTGGTATAGCTGATAGTGCAGTTAGTACGGCAAAAATAGCTGATGACGCTGTGACATTTGCAAAGATACAACATTCAAGTACTGCAAACAGAGTTATTGGTGCACCATCTGCTGGTGCTTTTCAAGAGGTACAAGTTGCAACAGATATGATTGCAGATGACGCAGTAACACAAGCAAAAATAGGTTCAGGTGCAGTAGGTTCTACAGAGATAGCTGACACAGCAGTAACACTAGCTAAATTAGAACATGGAACTTCATCAAACGATGGTAAATTTTTACGAGCAAATAATGGAGCTGATCCTACTTTTGAAACCATAAGTTCAACTCCTGCTGATGGAAGTATTAGCACTGCTAAATTAGCTGATGGTGCAGTCACCACTGCTAAATTAGCTGACACATCAGTAACATTAGCCAAAATTTCTGCTAGTGGAACAAGAAATACTTCTACATTTTTAAGAGGTGATGGAACATTTGCAGTTCCACCAGATGCAATTGACTGTAACTGTAACTGCTAAAAGGATAAATTATGAATTTAAGAAAAAATACACAAACTGATCCTCAATATGAAGGTAAAACGATTACATTAAAAGATAAAGGTAGTGATGAATTTGAAATTACAATAGATTCAGATACATATCAATTTAATAAAAATACCATATTATTAGATCATAAAACAAAACAAGCTATTAACACACATCATAGTATTTCTGTTTTAGCAGTTCATGATTCTGGTACATTAAAAGCCACAGACCTTTTTAGACATACGCAGCATAATAAGTCTGGTGTAGGAGGAATTAAATATGCTCTAAATATTATACCTTTAGTGTTTGTATTTATACCTTTTGTTGATAGTTCGACAGATGATTGGACATTAGTGGTAAATTCAAACGTTGCTACAAATGAAGGTAATGCTCTTACTGAATTTAATGTTGATAATAACAGATCAATTGCTGATGCTTCAAATGATTTATTACCAAGTATTAGTATGTCTAAAGATGGAACAGATATTTCTGCTACAATTAATCCAGTAAAAGAAAATGTAGAGATTTATTTTGAGACTACTGGTGGATATTTAAATAAACAAAGAGCTAACACAGATGCAAGTGGTGTGGCTAGTTGCACAGTAATTGGTGCTACTTCAGGTAAAGTAAAAGCTGGTTTTAAATACTTTTCAGGCAAAGCAGAAATAACTATATAATTGTTTTTCATATTTTTACTATATGTTATAGTATTATGGAAAGGAATGTATTAAATGATTGGGTACAAAAAATGTCCTCACGTTAATCAGCAACAATCTCCAAATGAGTTGATTATTAATCATACGCCAGAGGGTCTAGAATACGATTTAACTATAATTGGAAGTAAAGACTCTCTTGTTACATACAGACGTGAAATGCGTATGAACCCAAGAGATCGCTATATAGGTTATTTGTCTTTGAAAGATTTAAATAGAGACACCTCCTCTAATAAACGTATTGATCAACCACACGCAATAATCTCTGTAGGTTTCAGACTACGTGAAAAAGTTAGAATATATGATTTTTTCAGACATACAAGTGAATCTAAATCAACTACAGGACACGTTGTAGCGTCAATGTTAGGCATACAACAAGGCTTCTCTTTTGCTAGACCTTGGGCAGATTCACCTATTGATGATTGGATTGTTTTTTTACCTGCTTCAAAGATTACAATCAATGGTGTTGAACAAGGTGACAGAATGATAGAAACTATTAATGGTAACGGATTAGATGATGTCATACCTATGATGCCCTCTATTAAATTAAGTATAGATGATCAAGATAATATTTCAGCTCAAGTATTAAATTCAAATGGAACAAATGCTCACAAAGAAAATATAGAAATATTTTTAGAAACCACAACAGGTGTGTTGCGTGAAAATAGAATTTATACAAACAGTCTAGGAGTAGCAAGTACAAAAATTTTATTAAAAGGTAGAGGTAAAGTTAAAGCTGGTTTTAAACATTTTACAGGAAAAACAGAAATTGAAATTAGATAATAAAAAAATAACCCTTCAACAACATTGGCCGACAAACGTAATTATAGAAGATGTCGACATATCAGATAAAGACAACGTTGAGTTGATTAAAATTGGAGTAGAATATTCAAAAGGATTTAAGCATGTTCCTGATAAACTTGATCCTGAACGTAAGGGTTATAATTTGTTAAATTTAGATCATCCTCTTATACACAAATTTTCAACTTTTATAAAATCTCGTGTGCAAATGATAATGGAAGTAGATGGTTTTATTAACCCTCAAAAATATGACATTGAAGCAGTTATGGCTGCACGTCAACATGAAACTGGAGACAGAAGTAAAACACACAACCATAGAGGCTGTGATTATGTAGCAGTATATTATGCAGATTTAGATGTTGTTCATGATGGTAAAGATAATTTTAAACAACCTAAAGGTAGATTTATTTTTACTGATCCTATATCACAAAGATCAAGAGCGATGAACCATACACAAAATGTGGATACAGTAGTAAAACCTAAAATGTTTATTTTACATCCTGCGTATTTGTATCATTTTAGTGAACCATATTTAGGCAAAAAATTAAGAACTTTTTTTACTACTGTTATTAGAATAGCTGAACCAATTCAACATCCGTTTTATAAAAAATTATGATTTATCAAGCATGGACTAATAACATTCTTATTGAAGAAAACCTTTTGAATAATGAAGATAATATTCAGTTATTAAAAGCAGTAAAACCAGAGATTGATAAATTTAATGGTGTACCTGAAATTTTTAATAAAGAAATTAAAATACCAAACTTATTTGCATTAGATACACCAATAATAAAGTTATTTAAAGATAAAATTAAAATAAAACTGTATGAAATGTTACACGCAGAAAAATTCATAGACCCAGATGAATTACAAATACAAGTAACAGCGTTTCCAAGAAGATTTGTTAAAGGTAATAGATCACGACCTCATACTCATAGAGGTATTGATTACACTGGTGTTTATTATATAGATTTAGATAACGTAGAAAACAATAAAGCAACCTGTGACAATGATGATGGCAGATTTTTATTAATAGACCCAATAGCACAACGATCAAGAGGTCTTAATCACGACATGTTAATTCAAATACAACCAAAACCTAAGATGTTAATTGTTCACCCATCATATCTATTTCACGAGTCTGAAATGTATAAAGGTAAAAGAGATAGAGTGTTTATTGTTATAAATGCTAAAGTTATAGATAGACAACAAGCAAACTCT